ACGTCGCCCATGCGGGCGAGTGTTGCACACTCGTCAAACGCGACGTGCTTCCCTACACGCCTGACGCATCCATGTGCGGTTAGGCATGCTCTCAAACCACAGACGAGCGAACGCCTCGACGGCCTCGGTGCCTACATCGCCGTAGAGTTGTTTGAGTTCTGGCGAGTCGCCCCACATGGCTTCTACGTCCTCGCGGACCTTGGCAATCAGAACCTTGGCGTCTTTTACAGCTGCCATCTGCGAGCCGGGCTGCGCCCTGGCTAACTTCGTCCAATGCTCGCTATTCCAGTTGCGGCAGATAGCGTCAACGAACTCGTCAAACGCCCGGCCAGCCAATACGGCTCGCTCGCCAATCTCCGCTCGCAGCCGGCCTCTGAGGTGCGGCAGCATCCCAGCCGGCGCGTCGCCCACGTGTCACCTCACCCCCGCAGGTCGTGTCGGTAGCCCAGAGGTGGACGACGCGCCGGGCGGGTTTTTGCACTTGCACGAAGCGGGGCACGGGCACGCCGTCCGGTGCCCGTCGCCGTGAACGATGTACCCCTTGCCGCCGCAGTCGTTGCAGCACGACGGCTTGGGAGGCTCTGGCCGGGGCTGTGGAGCCTTGTCCTGTGCCGTGGCTGAATATGCCACGGAAACCGCCGCAGACGCTCTAGGAGCCTCTTGGTCAATCTGTGCTTGGTCAGCGGACAGAGCCGCCAGAACCGACAGGAGCCATTGCCACATGGTTCACCACCCTTGCCCGTGGTTGATCACTCTGTGCCCGTGTTCGTCAACGCGGGCGTGAACGACGTAGTGTTGCGGTTCAGCAGGCGGCGGGTCGGCACACCACATGACCCAAAGCCCGACGCGGGCAAGCCTCTGGATGAGCCGCAGGACGGGCCGGTCAGGCTGTGGCTTGATTGGGCTGTAGTCGCTGGTGGCGGCACACCAAGTCACCGCAGCGGCGACAACGACCGCAATGGAAATCATCCGCAAGTCACGGTTGCTCATCGGTCATCACTCCAAATCGAGAACACGAACAACGCAACGCAGGCACCGACAATCGAGCCGATGACGCCGGCAGGATGTCCACCAAACGGAAGACCGCCCGCGAACGAGCCGACCACGCCCAGGCCAATGGTGATGACCCAGCCTTCGGGCAGACGACCAGGCATCAACCACTTGGCGATGCCGCCGATGATTGCGCCATAGACGAGCCACAACAGAATGCCCATGCGTTGCTCCTAGTTGTCAGACGGTGCGGGAGTGAGCCACTTGCCGTGATCAAGGTCGCGGTATTTAAAGCCGTCCGTGTCACCAATTGCCCATGCGTCTTCAAGCATTCGCGTCTCAACGACAGAGCGACGTGCCCAGTAGGAGCCGTCTGGCATGTCTGCCGGAACCTTCGGGCCGGAAATCCAATTCGGACCCCACGAGTTCAAAATCAATACAAGGTCATCGGGCGAGCCGTTTTTCTTGTGGCGAACCGCAATCGCTACTTGTTGGTGCATCCATGTGCCGGATGCCTCTGCGATGCCGTCCTTGTTGCGAACTGACTGAAAGCCCTGGGACGATGCAAGCGTTACTGGATACCCAGATTCAATCGCCGCTGCCAGCTCTGCCCATGTGCGAACTGCGACAACGTGCTTGCAAGGATGCTTTTTGGCTTCGCTATCCATGCGACCGTTGTCGTTTTGACCGCCGCAGCCGTAGGCACCCCATTGCTTCGCACGCTCGCCGGAATACTCCGTGAGGTCTACGTTGGGATATTTCTGACGGTAGATGACTCCGTAATCTCTGAGAAACTTTGCGACTCCAAAGCCGGTGGCACCATCGTTCCACCCGCCGTAAGGCTGCAAGCCGTCTCCAGGCTTTCGCATCGCTTCTACGCGAGCACCGCCGTACAGCGGCTCCGTGGCCGGCATCAGCGGCGGCTCTGGAAGTTTGCCTAACGACCACGACACTGCTTCCGAAACAGCGACGGCGTGCATCCCGCCCCAGCTGGTGCAGTCGCCTATCAACTGCCTGCCAACGACGAACGGCTTGCCGTAGCGTGCTCGATGTGCGGCATCCAGCTGCCGATACAGAAACGTGTCAACGCCTTTGGCCTCTTGCATTGCCTCGGCACCAGCCTGGGCAAAGAACTTCTCATCACCGAGAGTCGCCAAAAAGGCTCGCGTGCCCTCTGGATCTGGCACGTAGCCAAATTGACCCTCAACGCGCGTGATAACCTTGGTCGTCGCTTGCTGAACAAGCGCACCAATGATCGCCATGACAATGAAAAACGTGACGGTCCCTACGGACCAGCGGTCATCTTGTGACATCGGCGGCAGCCCTCGACAGGTCACGGAATGCCGACACCCAAGCCGCACGGCTCTCGGGCGTCACTGGGCCGCCAGACGAACCAACTTGCTCGTCAAGAAACTTCTGCACGGCTTCTCGCACCTTCGGCTGACGGGCACCGATTGAGTCGCCTTTGCAACGCAGTTCGCGGGCAGTCACTCGCAACTCATCAAACGCCACGCCGGTTTTGAGTCTCTGGTAGTGCGAACCGTCGTACTCAATGCAATCTGCGAGTTCAGAGCACAACGCAGCCATGACGATGGAGTCGGATGCTGCCCGCTCTCCGATGAATTTTCCTTTGAGCGTGAACGCTGGAGGAACCGGAACGGGCTGCGGTGCCGGCGTACTCGAGCGGCTAGGCAGCACCGCGATTCCAGCGGCGACGAGCAACGCAATCGCGGCGACGTGCTTGCCGTCGATTGTCGGCATCTTCGCCGTGGCATACCACGTCTTGACCTTCTCGGTGATTTGCTGGCCTGCCAGAACGTAAACGGCAAACGCCACGAGCAACGCTGTAATCACGACTGCCTCACGATATGCAACATGGATTCCACGGCACCGCTCGCCAGAGCAAGCACAAACGCACGAAGGACAGGACGCAGAAACGTCCAGGCTGGAAACACAACGAGCGGCACGCAGCGGCTTGCGGTCGTGTCAAACAACGCCGCCACGGCAGTAAGAGCGATGTCCTTTTTCTCTGGCCCGCTCAACGTGTTCACCTTGTCCAGCACGTCAACGACGAGATGCAACAGCGACGTGAGCAACTGCCCGAACTCTGCCCACGTCAGGCCATCCCCCGCCGTGCGCCGAGCATCGTTAAGAAACGACGAGATTTTTGCGTCGATGTCAGCGACGGCGGGAGTGTCTGCCATGCCGCCAGACTATGGCGGCTTGGGGGCGATTTAGACCGGCTCTGCCGACTCACATTCCGCAAGGCATGCAGCGTATCCAGCCAAGTCAATTGGCCCGTCTGCGGTCTTATTTGGACCGAGAAACCGCGCCACTTTGTCGAACGTCATAAAGATCGCCCAATCGCTTTCGGTGAGCGGTCGCTTGAGAACGTCAGCAAAAGCGGCGTTGATCATGCCGATGGTTCGCTTGAAGTGATGGCGCGGACCGCCGTACTTCGGGCGACGATCACGAACAACGTCAAGAGCGTCCATCAACAGCTTTTCGGCTGGCGTCACGTTGCTCTTGTCCGCAATGATGCTGTCACCAGACCACCGAATATCGTCCGGTGCAGCGTCCATCTCACGTTGGCCCCGCAGAATCCAATCGACTGGAATTTCTTGCGGCTCGTGTTGTGGCGGCGCTTGCTGTGCCTCAACGACGTTTCCAGCGATGCGGCTTTCAACCGCTGCCCGCAGCTGTGCGTTTGTGTCTTCAAGATTCGTAATCGTGCCTTGCATCTTTTTCCTTTCAATGAGAAGTCTTGCTACGTCTGCGGCGAGTGAGCCAGATGTGCCGCACCACTGCCCTTGAAACCGATACGCTCGCTGGCGTGCCTCGGCTATGTACTCGTCAGTCAATTCGTACTGCATGCGTCAACGCTTTGCCCGTAGGTCGCGGTCGCAGTAGATGGGCATGGCTTTCGTCACTTCGTGCCGCCCGTGGTCAATGACGATGCACGCCTGGCACGGAGGCTCATAGGCCGCTTTGATTCGCGTGGCATACGCTGAATGCCCGATGACGCTGCCATTGGCGACGTATCGACCGGCTCGCAACCACTGGAACTGATGCCAGTGGCCGAAGCACGTCAGATCCGCACGCTTCACCGCGTCCCATGCGGCGATAGCCTTGTTGGTCGGAATCGTGATGCCGCCAACACCGCCGCCGTATTTGATGGCGTGACCGTGATGAAAACGAATCACAAAGCCGTCTAGGTCAAGGTAATTCAGATAGCCGGTGCCCACTTGCCAGCGGACGTTCTTGCGTTTCTCTGCCGCAGCCATCGTCAGGTAGAGGTTCTGCTCAAACGAGTGCTCTAGTTCCGTGCCGACTCGCAGCTTTTCCGTGCTTCGCCCGTGGTTGCCGCTGTTCGTCGTGACAATCACTTCTCGGGCGTTTTCAGATACAGCGTCAAGGAATCCACGCAGGCGAGCGCCGATCCATCGAGTAGCGGTGAGCGGAGCCAGTTGTGCCAACTCTGCCGTATCGTCGTGGATATGGCCGCTGATTAGGTCGCCTCCAAGCCAGACAACCACGCGGTCAATCTTTGCCAATCGTCGCTCGTGCTCTAGAAGCACCGCGAACCGTTCCATCAGTTCGCTCATCCGCTGGTCACAGACTTCCAGGCTGTATTCATTCAGCCCGTTGACCGTGTCGGGATCTACTCGCTCTTCGGCGTGAATGTCCGAGAGCAGAACGACCATCGTCGCGTCGTGCTTCTTGTGTACCTTTTTTGGTACGTCCTTTCGGATTGACTCAATGCCCGTTAGCCCCGCTATCGCGTCTGCACGGGCACGCTCAGCATCAATCGCTTGTAGTGCCGCCTTGTAGCGTCCCTTGGCGTCAGCCAGTTCGCTACGCAGCCGTGCAATCTCGGCGTCGGTCGCAAGGCGTGAAGCGGCGGCAACGTCTTCGGCAATCTTCTCGGCTAGTTTTTTCGCAGCCATGCCGACAACTCCTTTGCCGAGACGATGTGCCAGCCGCTCGCAATTGCTTCCTCTCGAAGTGCCCTCGCCACAGAAGCAGCGGATGCGTTGCCGTAGCCGCCAGCCTGGAACCGCCTGCGGATCT